GCATCGCCGACATGGTCTGCATCGTGGGCGAGAAGCAGAGCGGCACGCTGCGCTCCGGCGCGATCCGCCTGAAGGCGGCGCAGGACATCTACAGCCTGCCGGCGACCAGCTGGGTGCAGGTCGAGCCAGGCGTCGACCCGAGCCCATCGCAGACGCCGGCCCGCATCACGCTCGAGCGCGCGTTCGAGGCGCCCTACGTGCAGGCCGTGGCGAGCATGACGAGCAGCGAGTTCGCTGCGCTGTCCGCTGACGCTGGCTTCGCGGTGGCCGTGGCGGCTCCGCCGGCGCGTGAGCTCGACTTCACGATGATGGTGGCCCCAAGCGGTGGCAGTTACGCAACGGCGGGCGATGGGGAGTGGGCTGCGACGGCCACTGTCAACGAGACTGCCGGCAAGACCGACACCGACTTCACCCTCGGCGCCGGCATTCGACTCGAACACGTCACCGTCGGCATGGGCGTCCTCTGGGATGGCGAGATCGGGCGCGTCGACGCGATCGACGCAGATGCCATGACCATCTCGATCGCCCGGGGGTGCGCCGATACGGTACCGGTGGCGCATGTGTCGGGCACGCGCCTGTGGTTCTACGAGGTAGGCTTCGCCTTCGACGCGACCGAATACACGGACGGCGAGACCGTCGACGTCAAGCTGCTGAGCAACACCGGCAGCAAGCAGTTGCCGCTGAATTTCGCAACGCCCATGCCGCTCACGTTCGCCCTGCGCCTGGCGCGGCCGTATCCCCCTGGCAAGGTGCAGATCGGCGGAGTGGAGTGGCCGGTGTCCGTGACAGGCGCCTTCACAGTTACGTGGGCGCACCGCGATCGCGGCCAGCAGGCCGACCAGCTGATCGACACCCAGGCGGCGAGCATCGGGCCCGAGAGCACCGTGCGCTACGGCTTGCGGTTCGAGGACGCGAGCACGGCAGCGGTGATCGCGGAGCGCACCGACCTCGGCGACACCGATGCGGACGTGCAGCTCGGTGCTTCGGCCCCAGCCAGCGTACGCATGAAGCTCTGGGCCATCAGCGACAACGGCGAGAGCTGGCAGACGCACGAGCACGTCTTCAGCTTTTCCGGTGGCAGTGGTTCGCCTTCGATCGACGGCGTGGACTACATCCCGCCGCCGAGCGATGTGATCGTCGACGGCAACGATCCGCCGCCGGGCTCAGGTGGTACGCCACCGACGCCGGATCCGGGAGGCGTGGGCACTGCGGGAACGCCGCCGACGCTGACGATCGGCGCGACGGTCATCGACCCGTGCGCGAGCCCGTACAACGCGAGCCCGAGTGCTTCGGCCGCGGCGAACTCGGCCGCGTTCAATGCGGCATTTGCCGCACTGCCTGGGGGCGGCGGCACGGTAGAACCGTCCATAGACGGCACGTACCAGATCGACACCTCGAACACGATTTCGCCGGTGTCGAACTCGAGGCTGCGCCTGCTCAGCGGTAAGAAGCTCAAGGCGGCTTACTCCTCGACGGTGACATCGCCATCGGTGCACCGCACCGTAATCACCATCTCTGGCGTGCATGACGTCGAGATCATCGGCGGCCAGATCACCGGTTATCGCGCCGAGTGGGCGGCGAACGGCGGCGCCGCGGTGTTCGGTCGGTCGGAGTGGGCACACGGCATCGGCGTCGGCTCTGGTGCGACCGACGTCAACATCCTCAACATCTCGATCGACAATTGCGTGGCGGACGCCATCAGCATCGGGCGCCTTGCGAGCCACGTCTACATCGACAACTTCAAGACCTCGAATAACCGCCGGCAGGGCATCAGCAACGGTGGTGACTACGTCACGGTCGACCATTTCGACATCAGCTACATCGGCGGCAGCGACGGAACCGCGCCGATGGCGGGCATCGACAACGAGGTCGATCTGCCGGACACGAACGAATCGACCAACATGGTCATTCGGAACGGACGCATCCACCACTGCAGCGGGCCTGGCATCCAGTTTTACAAGAACTGCAACGACGCGACGGTCGACAACGTCATCAGCGAATACAACGTTAAGGGCATCTACGCCTACAACAGCACGGGCGTGACGGTCCAAGGCGCGACGAAGCTGCAATACAACAAGTACGAAGGCTTGCATCTGGCCGGCACCTGCTCAGGGTGGAACGTGCGCGCCGACTTCTTCGACAACAAAACGAAGCAGTACGGCGCGCCTTCGGGCGGCACGACCACCTCGCCGGGCTCGACGCTGAAGGCGAAGAACGTGACCGTCGCGTCGACCTCAACCGCGCCCGCGTATGACCCGACGACGACCTGGGGCGCGACCTGATGGCTGGCACGGTTTACTACCGCTTCCTCATTCGCGCCTACACGGCAGACGAGTGGACCGCGTCGAACGGAATCCTGCTCGAGCGTGAGCTTGGCATCGAGACCGACACGTTGCGCGGGAAATTCGGCGACGGCAGTACGCCGTGGAACGATCTCGAATACAGCGTGCTCGGCTTGGGGCAGATCGACCAGTCGACGCTTGCTGACGGCAACACGCTCCAGTGGGACGCAATCACCAGCACCTGGCGCTGCGTGGTGCCGGCGAGCTTCGTGCCGACGCTCGTGCCGGATGCCACGACCTTCTTGATTCCCGAAAACAAGCAGGCGCTTTTCGCGCTTCCTATTGAACTGGCAGGGTCGTCGAGCATCGAGTTCGACGGCGACCTGATCGAGGTGGCCTGATGTCGTTCACGTTCCTCAAGCGTCTGGTCTCAAGCATCCCTACGCCCGCGGCGGGAAAGGTGACGGTCTTCATCGACTCGGCGACGGGCCTGCCGCGTTACAAGGACGAGACAGGTGTCGATTTCAGCCTCGGCACGGCGTTCACTGGCGGCAACCTATCAACGGCGGTCAACTGGAAACAGTTCGCCGCGATCGCCTCAGGAGCCACGACGGACATCGGTGGCGCCGCGGGCAACTTCGGCCACATCACTGGATCGGCGACGATCAACAGCCTTGGCACGGCGCCACAGGGTGGCGCGTTGCGAGTGGTCGTGTTCGATGGCGCCTGCACGCTGACCCATGACGCCACCAGCCTGATCCTCCCAACGGGCGCAAACATCACGACGGCGGCGGGAGACGTCGCGGAGTTCGTTTCCGACGGTTCGGGCGCCAACTGGCGCTGCACCGGCTACCGTCGCGCCAATGGCCAGGCGTTGGCCTCCACATCTCCACCCAGCGACATCATTGTCGCCCTCGGCGACGAGACCACGGCGATCACCACCGGCACCGCGAAGGTGACGATTCGCGCGCCGCGCGCAATGACGCTCACCAAGGTAAAGGTCTCGCTCACCACGGCCAGCAGCTCGGGGTTGCCGCAGTTCGACGTGAAAAAGAACGGCACGTCGATCTTCAGCACGAAGCCGACGATCGACGCCACCGAGAAGACGACGGAAACCGCCGCCACGCCTGCTGTGTTCACGGGTGGTTCCACCATCGCCATCGCGGCGGACGACGAGCTCACCTTCGACATCGTCGCCGCCGGCACTGGCGCGGCGGGCGCCAAGGTCACCCTGGTTGCGACCTCGCCGTAATGGCTTCGATCATCGTTCCCAAGCGGTCACTGATCCTGCCGGCGGGATCGCGTGGCGGCCTCGTGCTTCCGCGCCGCCAGCGCGGCTTCATGCTCGTCAACCCAGCGCGCTTCGGCAACAACGGAGGAGATCCGTACTTCTCCAGCGTGCAGTTGTTGATGCACATGGATGGCGTCGACGGTTCCACGACGTTCACCGACGTCACCGGCAAGACCTGCACCGCCTCTGGAAACGCGCAGCTCGACACGGCGGACAAGAAGTACGGCTTGTCCTCAGGGCTGTTTGACGGATCCGGTGATGTCGTTACCTGCGGCGCGACCACCGATTTCCCGTTCACGTCAGACTTCACCATCGAGTGGTGGGCGAAGGCTAACAGCGGCGCCGACCGCTGCGTGATCTCCAAGCGCTCGACGGGCTCCGTCGGCTGGGCAATCGAGATGCGATCGACCGGAGCGCTGTGGCTGCGCGCCCTGGTGGACGGCACCTATTCGGACACGCGCTTCACCACCAGCACAGGCGTCTTCAGCTTCGGCGTGTGGACGCATATTGCACTCACCCGCAGCGGCCCGACGTACACGTTCTGGGTCGGCGGCTCGTCGGTCGGCACCACGACGTTCAGCACGGGCGCGATCCACAGCGACTCGGCTGCGCAGCTCCGACTGGGATCGGCAAACACGATCGGCGAGAACTATTACTCGGGCTGGCTGGATGAGGTCCGCGTCACCAACGGCGTCTGTCGTTACACGGGCACATTCACTCCGCCGACAGCAGCGTTTCCCGACTTCTAGCGAATCCCTGCGCCGCACTGGCGCTGATGTGGTTCGCGTCCCAATAGAGGGAGTAGCCGTCCCGCATCATTGGGCAGACAGTTGGCGTGCAGAAGAAATCGGCCGGATCGATGTATTCGGCCTTCGGATAGCGCGCCAGGATGCGCTGGATGTAAGCGCGCACCGGGGCGGCCCTCTCGTCGTACTCCGCACGTGGGATCGTGCACGGGGCGAAGTCGCCGACGCGGATGCAGGCCTGCGGAACGACGTGCAGCTCGGGTGTCGGGCCGACCACGATGACGTGCTGACCATTCAGCGCGGCGAGCGCCGATTCAAAATCGCGGCGCTCATCTATCCCACCAAGCCGGCGCAACCAGAAGCCGCCGAGGATGACCGTCGGCGCCTGCCGGGCAATCGGCAGTGCCTTGGCGTTGAACTGCGCACACGCATCGTTCTGCGAGTGTCGCGTCGAGGCGATGCAGCCCGGCCACGTCAACTGATGCACGCGGCCGTAGCGTTCCGCGAGCGGCTCCCATGCCTTCGCGTGCGAATCCCCCCACAAGACGACATCCGCTTCGCAGGTCGCATCGACTCCCTGGCACCACGCGGATTCCTTCGGGCCATCCAGCGCCGTGCGGACGGATAGGCTGTCACTGCGTAGCAGTGCGTATTCGGTCGCCCCGGAACAGCCCGCCAGCGCCAGGCATGCCGCAAGCCCTACGCCGATCGCCTTGAAGGACGGTGCGCGATTACGGCGGAATGGCGTCTCCACGAAGCGATACGACAGCGCGGCGAGGATGAAAGCCGCGCCGCACAGCAGCAGGTTCGCCCACAGCGGCGGCGGGTCCATGCTGTACGCCTTGGCGAGCGCCAGCAGCGGCCAGTGCCACAGGTAGAGGCTGTAGGAGATCAGGCCGACGTAGCGCACCGGGCGCAGCTCGATCGTCGCGATCCGCAGACCACCGTGCGCCGCGTGCAATACCAACGCCGCACCCAGCACTGCGGGAACCGCTCCCGTGCCAGGGAAGTCGGGCAGCTTGACCAGCACGGCGATCGCGAGAAAGGCGAGGCCGGCATACGCCGCGATCGGCCGGCTGCGCTGCGGCGAAAGCGCGATCAATCCACCCGCGGCCAGCTCCCAGAAGCGGAACGGCATCTGGTAAAACGCGACTTCGGTGTCGCCCCAGTGCTGCGCGAGCGCGAATGAAGCAGCCCCGAGCCCAGCCAGCATCCATGGCCCGCGCCGGAGCCGCAGCAGGACGACCAGCAGCAGCGGCCACACGAAATAGAACTGCTCCTCCACCGCGAGCGACCACAGGTGCAGCAGCGGCATCTGCTCCGCGTTGGCGTCCCAGTAGCCTCCGGTAACGGCTTGGAAGTGGACGTTTGCGGCAAAGGCCATCGACGCCATCGCCGAGCGGTTCACGGCCATCTGCTGGTCGGCAGACAGAAGCATGGCAGCACCGGCCAAGGTCGCGGCCACGACAATCACCAGGGCCGGCAGGATGCGGCGCACCCGTCGTGCGTAGAACGCCGCGAAGTCGATTCGGCCCGTCTGCGCATGCTCGGCCGCCAGCATCCGGGTGATGACGTAGCCCGAGATCACGAAGAACACGTCCACGCCGACGAAGCCGGCCGGAACCGGAAGGCCCGCGTGGTAGGCGACGACCGCCAGCACGGCGATCGCGCGTAGGCCGTCAATGGCCGGTAGGTGCTTCATGGCGCGAACCCTAGCAGGCACGGCCGCTTCGCGCCTGTAGGAAAATTCCTCATTCCCCAGCGCGGCATTCCCTGATGCCGCACCGAAGGAGTACGCGGGAATCTAGCCGCACCGGCAACGCGCGCGCCTTCAGGCCATCCACCGCGCGGGCCCCTGCAGGGATGCCGGGGCTGCCGGGCTTACGCCGCCTCCGCGCTCAACCGCGCGGCGATCTGCTCGAACCGCCGGCGCTCCCGGCTCAGGGTATCGAGCGCGCGCATTTTCCCCTGCACGGCGCGCCAGTTCGACGCGGGCACGTGCTCCGCGCGGATCCTCATCTCCTCGGCGTGCAGCTCTGCCGCCTTCGCCTCCGCCCACGCTTTCTTCGTGGGGTACCGCATCCGTCTCGTGGTCATGGCCGAGAGGATGCCGGCGAGCGGTCGCACCGGCCGCGACGGCCCGGCCTACGATGGCGCCATGCTCTCCGCCTCCTACCGCTGGACCTTCGACGGGTCCGCTGCCTTCCTCGACTACAACGCCGGGAACGTCGCCTCGGTGCGCCAGGTGGGCGGGAAGTGGCAGACCCGGATCCAGTGGGCAGGCCACATCCATATCGGGCCCTGCGGGTCGATGGAGCAGGGCCGGCGCTTCATCGAGCGGTGGGTCGAGAAGCGATCCGGGCCGCCTGGACTGCTGGCCAAAGGACCGCGCTGGTACGAGGATCCGCAGCGGGAACGGCGGGCGATCGAGGCAGTGTTCGGTGGCGCGTTCAGCCCCGGCATTGCAGTGCAGCAGGGCGACCCGTATCATGCGCGCCTCAGCGGAATACGGACCGGCTCTCGCAGATAGAGCACGGATCCTGCCCCCGCTACCACGCCTATCTGCGAATGATGCGAAGCGGCAACCTCGGCAACGGGGTTGCCGTTTTCGTTTCTGACGACCACGCGCTCGCCTAGAAGGTCGACCACCGCGGCGCGCGCGGCTGGCAGGTTCCGACTCTTCTCGCCCAGGGCGTCCACCATGCGCTGCCAGCGCTCACGGGCGCGCGGCACGATCGCTGCCGGCTGGGCGCCGCGCATCCCATCGAGCTCGCGCTGCGCGCCGCGTACGGCCGCCTCGGCCTGCTCCAGCGCCTGCTTCGTGCTCGGCGTGATGATCCCGGCACGGATGGCGGCCATGATGTTCTCGACCTCCCTCTGCGCGTCAGCCAGGCGCCGCTTCGCCGCCTCGGCATCGGGCGCCGCGCGCTTCACGGCGGCCGTCAGGGCGCGCACGTAGCGCTGGAAGGCGTCCTCGCTCAGGAAGTCCTGCCGGATGCCGGCCAACATCGCGTGCTCGGTGTCGGCGCGGGACAAGCGCAGCTTGCTCGAGCACGTGCCCCGGTCCTTCGCCGTGCTGCAGCCGTAGTTGTAGGCGTCGACCACGACCAGCGGCCCACCGCAGTCCTCGCAGCGCAGGATGCCGCTGAGCAGGTGGCGCATCGGCCGGCCCGCGCCGGCCTTGCCCCGCGTGGGCACGCTCTTGCGGCTGATCCGCGCCTGCGCGGCCTCCCAGACCTCGTCCGTGACGATCGCCAGCTCTGGGTGGTGCTGGTGCACCCACTCGGACGCGGGTCGCTCCTGGCGCACGCGGCGCCCCGTTTCCGGGTGCTTGATCCAGTGGCTGCGGTTCCAGATCGGGCGGCCGACATAGATCGGGTTCACCAGAATGCCGATCCCGCGCCGCGCGTCGCCGTGAATCGCGGTCATGGCCCAGGTGCCGCCGCGCGCCGACGGGATGCCATCGCGGTTCAGGCCGGCAGCGATCGCGCGCGCGGTGCTCCCGGCGAGGTACTCGGCGAATATCCGGCGCACGACAACCGCCTGCGCCTCGTCGATCGCGCGCTGGCCGACCGCGGTGATCCGGTAGCCGTAGGGCAGGCCGCCGGCACTCGATCCCGCCAGGGCGCGGCCGGTGAGGCCTCGGTGCGTCTTCTCGGCGAGGTCGTCGAGGTAGAGCTCCGACATCAGGCCGCGCAGACCGGTCTCGACCTTGTGACCCTTCCGCTGGGTGTCGACGCCGTCGCTCACGCCGATGAGGCGCACGCCGGCGAACGTCAGCCGCTTGATGGTCTTCGCGACCTCGATGCTGTCGCGCGAGAGGCGCGACTGATCGTCGACCAGGATGACGTCGAACCGGTGCGCATCGGCGAGCAGCTTCCGGTAGCCAGGGCGATCGCTGCGCGCGCCGCTGATGGCCGCGTCGGTGTAGACGACCGGCTCAGGCCAGCCGTGGCGCTCGCAGAGCGCGCGGATGTTGCGCAGCTGATCCTCGAGCGAGGCCTCGCGCTGCGAATCGGAGCTGTAGCGGGCGTAGGCGGCGGTGCGCATCAACGAGCCGCTTCCATCGCGGCGCGCCGGATGATGTAACGCAGATCGTTGGCGCATTCTCGGTAGATGCTGGCGGCCAAGCCCTCGCGAGAATTCTCCAGCAGGGCGGGGGTCAGACCGCTCTCCTCTTCGACGGCCTTAGCTTCCCATTCGGCGGCCAAGGCTTCGAGCTGTTCATGGGTTGGCATGGGCATGACTCCAAAGGCGATCGAGAGGTTAGGCGGCCTTGTCCAGATCGGGCAATGGCACCCGCTCCGTGCGCTCGGCCTCGGAAGCTAGGCGCTGCGCGGCTTCCTCGCGCAGATAATCCGCCGCATCCTGCTCGGCCAGGGCATCGATCCATGCCAACTGGGCGGGGGTCAGGCGGGTCACGCGGCTGCCCCGGCGGGTTCGTCCTTCGGGTTCACGATGCGCTCGCCGTTGCGGTCGCGCCACTCGTCGCAGACGCCGCGCGCGCTGACCTCGAAGTTGCCGAAGGTGCAGCGCTCGATCATGGCCGCCGGACCCATGCGCTTGCGAACCGGGACGCGGACGAGGCGCACGCAGCCGCTACGGCCGCGCACCTCACGCGCGACGGTGCGACGCTCGCGGCGGAAATAGAGGCAGTCGATGCAGCGTGGTGGCGCGGCGTCGTAGTCCTGCTCCCGCATGGCGCGCGCGATGCGCTCGGCTTCCTTCACCATGTAGTCGGCGTCGTTCATCGGAACCCTCGCTTCCAACCAGGGCGGCCCTTGCGCCTCATCTGCCAGCGCAAGAGTTCGCGCCGACGATAGGCCGGATCCAATGCTCGCAGCCATCTGCGAAGCGTCAGCTGGTCGCCCTGGCTCATGCTGAAGGCGAAGCTGATCGCTGCCTCGGAAGCGACCCGCGAGACACGCGACATCTCCTGCAGCGATTCGGTCGCGGCGATCAGTCCGGCTGCAGATCCGATCTTGCGGCCGTCGACCCATACGGTCACAGCGTCGGTGTGTAGCATTACGCTGCCTCCCGCCATGCTTCGATCGGCGTCCCGATCGACGGGCAGAGGCTCCCGTCGCCGACCGCCGGCCCTTCGTACGCAGATGCAGGCCCGGAGTGCGTGACGCGCTCCTCCGGAACGAAGTCGGGGTTTGAGCGGTAGCGATATCCGCGCGGCGGCTGGCCAGTCCGGAGCAGCTCGCCATCGCGCACCATCGTGCAGAGGATCTGGCTGATGCGGTTGCGCTCAGCCCAGTCGCCGCCCTCGGTGATCAGCTTCGCGATCGTGCCGCCTGGCATCCATTCGTCGCCCTCGGGCTGAGCCTGCAGCAGGTCGCGGATGCGCTGGCGGCGCTCTTCGATTTTCGTCATGCCGATGACTCCTTCATAGCCGCACCCGCGCCTGTTCCCACGCGCGCTGCACGGCGTCGAATTCGGCCGCGTCGCCACCGCGGTCCGGATGCGTGGCGCTTCGCCGGCGAAGGTAGTGCGCCTCGATGACGTGCATCGGCGCATCGGACGCAACGCCCAGCACATCCCACCACTTCCGCGTGCTCTCGTGCCCGAGCTGAGCGAAGCCGGTAAAGGCACGCTCCATCAGGTCAGAGGAGCCCCAGCGCTCGATGCCGCGGATCGCGTCGATCGTCTTTGTGATCGCGCGCATGTTGTCCTCGCGCCGCGCGAACTTGTCGCACGCCAAGACCATGTCCTTTCCCTTACGGCGAAAGTAGACCGCGATGCCTTCGTCATCGTGGCGCGGCTGATTCGCGTATGGGAAGCCATCCTGTCTGAGCTTGAGGTTGCTGCTGATAATCACGTTGCGCGCGCCGAGGCGTTCCAGCTCGGCGACCAGCTCGCGGTAGGCCTTCTCGGGCGTGACCTTGAACGGGCTCGGGCCGCGTTGCCAGCGCGGCGTGCGAGGCCAGCCTTCCGGCCAGGTGAGCGGGTAGCGTTGATCGGGCGAAGTCATGCAGCGTTGTCCTTCTTCAGGCGAGACGCCAAGCGGTGCCAGATGCGCCACCAGCGCGGCGTGCGCAGGTAGGCCAGCTGCGCCTCCGCCAGCTCCGCGCGCCAGCGGATGTCGGCCTTGCGCGGCTGCTTCATCCGCTTCGGCGGCTTGGGGAATAGCTGCGGATGCTTCACAGCGATCCCTTCGGCCCCTGCGGCGGCAGGCCGGCGCCAGGAGTCGCCCGCGGCGCGTGTTCGAGCGCGTTCGGCTTCGGCGCCTGCGGGATAAAGGAAGTCGGGCTCATGTTCTTCGCGCCCACCGCGTTGATCATGTCGACCTCAACGCGCGCGCTGTTGATGATGGCCTGTGCCACGTCGGCCACAGCCTTCGCGCGGTCGATAGGCATCGGCGCTTCTTTGTCGCGGAGCGCAGACAGCGTGCCGAACAGGTGCTCGCGCAGGGTTTCGATGGTGTTGCTCATGCGGCCTTGTCCTTTCGTGTGCGTCGGTTGATCTGGCGAACGACGGCGCCGCGGAGGCGAATCGCGTCGGCCACCGGCTTGGGATAGCGGGTGATGTAGCTGTTGCGCTTCATCAGCTCGGCGCGGGTGACAAGCTCCAGCCCGTCGACGGTGATGCGCTGCGGGTCGATGGTTCGACGACCGGGAAGGAAGACGACGGCGTGCCCGCGCGGCACCGGGCCGTTCGCCGCTTCCCACACCAGACGGTGCACGCCGACCCAGCGGCGCGCAGGGGCCAGAGTCGGGTCGTCGGTGACCTTGCGCTCGAGGTAGCCGTCCTTGCTGATGCGCTCGCTGCCGATTGGCACGTAGTTGTGCTGCGCCGCGCCGCGCATCTGCCCCCTCTTGAACTGCGTCCGACGACAGCCGGCCTGCACCCCGACGACGCCCTTCGTGCCCTTGCTCCAGGACGGCTGTCCCTTCTTGAACCGGTGCGCGACGCTCCGGGGATCGTGTCCGTTGAAGCGGCAGGCCTCGCCACTCGCCATGTATTCCGCCGACTTCTTCAGGCCAAGGACGGATACCGCTCGCTGGTAGACGGTGGAGGCCCTGCGATCGAGGTCTGCAGCGATCGTGGCCGTCGCCTCGTTCGGGTAACGCATGCGTAGCGTCGCGTCTTCGGACGGCGTCCACGGGCGGCGGTCCGACCTCCGCAGGCCCAGCAGCTTCGCGCGCGAGCGCACGGCCTTCTCGGTGCGCTTGAGCAGGAAGGCAAGGCGAGGCATCGGCGTGGTCGCGTACAGCGCCCGCAGCTTGTCCTCGGCGGCTGGTGACCACGCGCGCATCATACGCCCCGCACCTTCGCCATCTCGGCGTACTCGCGCAGCTCGTCCGGAAACGCCGCGGCGAGCTTGATCCGGTTGTAAGCGTCGGCCCGGATCCACGCTTCTGCCAAGGCGCTGACGAAGCCGTCACCGTAGCGGCGCATGGCGATCAGCGCGTTCTCGTATTCCTGCTCGGTCACGCGGCTTTCCTCTCGTGGTAGATGCGGCGCATGCGGTCGCGCGCGGCTTCCCGCTCGCAGTCGATGCACGCGTGGTGGCGGCCGTTGGCGCTGCGCGGGTGGCCCTTCGTATCGGTCCGCCGGTCGCGGTAGAACTCGCGGTCCAACTTCCAGATGCCGCAGCGGCTGCAGGACTTCATGCGGCACGCTTCCGCTGTTTCGGCAGCGGCTCCCACGGCTTCAGCGCCAGCGGGGCCGGCAGCACTTCGGGCTTGCGGCCGGTGCGCGCCATCCACTCGTCGGACGTCTCGAACCGCGGCTTCGGTGGCGCAACCTGGACCACCGACGGCGCCTTCGGTTGCATCACGATCGACTGCGCCGGCGTCGTGCGTTTCGCCACGACCTTCGGCTTCGGTTTCGGCTTAAGGGCAGGTGCGGGTCTCGGCTTCGCCGGCGCACTCGGGCGCGCTGCCTGGCGCTCCGCCACGGCCTTCAACTGCGCCGCGCGGAACTCTTCCCTGGTCGGAATGCCCTGCTTGCGCCGGCGCAGCGCTTCCTGCTCTCGGCGCCTGGCGACACGCTGATCGGGCGTCATCTTCAGCGACGCCACGGGCTCGCGCACGTAGCGGTACTTCAGGCTGCCCGCCTTGCCGGTCTTCTTCATAGTCCCATCGCGGCACATGACCGCGACCGACCAGTAGATGAGCATGCGCTCATGGCGGGTCTTCGCCTTGAACGCATCGGCGATGGCGCCGATCAGGCACGGACCGTTCGCCTTCACAAACGCGCGGATGGCATCGGCGCGAGTCATGCGGCTTCCGACTGTTCCGAGAGGCGAGATGGCGCGTCGGCCACGATCTTGGCCAGCGCGGCGCAGATGGCGGGGAAGTCCGCGCCGGCGTACAGCTTCGCCGCGCCGCGACGGGCGACGGGCCGGAAGCCGAGGCTCATCAGCCCTTCGACCGTGATCGACAGCGGGGCGAGGGCGGCGTTGATATCGCCGAGCTTGACCGGCGGAGAAGAGGTGGGCGGTTTCGCTATGGTCCTTCCCGGTTCTCCAGCCGCCCGAAGCTCTCCGGTGTAGTCGCCCTGGCCTCCACCGGCAGCGGGCGACTGCTGCACGGGTTCGATGGCCCTCTCGCTGACGTTCGTTTGCGCTTCGGCGGCAGATCGCTCGCGCTCAAGGCGCGCCGCTTCTTCCTGCCGGATACGCTCGCGTTCTCGCTCCAGCCGCGCGGCCTCGCGCTCCTGGTGCTCCCGGACGCGGCTGGCGATCAGGTTCGTGAGGTCGTCTTGCGCCTTGCTGTGCGCAAGCTGCACCGCATCGGCGAACAGGTGCCGGTGCTCGGCATGCTGCTCAAGGATGGCGACGTTCGCGCGCACGTGCTCGGCGCGCTGGCTGGCAGCGACCTTGGCGGACGCAGCAGCGCTGTCGACGGCGTCCCGCATGCTGGCGATCGACTTCTTGCCCTTGATCGCTGCGCCGATGTCTGGCGTCAGGCTCTGCGGCGGGTCGATCCGATACTGGCCGAGGGTCGCGTTGATCGCGTCGTAGTGCGCGCGCACTGCGGCCACGCCGGCGGCGACGATCTCTCCGCGGATCGACTCCTTCCGCGACTTGACCAGCTTGTCGAGCTCCAGGCGCTTCGCGCGCGCCTCCGCGCTGATCGCGTCGATCGTGCGGAACAGCTCGTCGATGCTGGCCGTCTGGCCGAGCGCGTGCTGCTTCGCGGCTTTGAGCTGGTCCTCGATGTCGCCGCACCACTTCACCGTGCGCTCGGCGTCGGCGAAGTCCTGGTCGGTCTGAAGGTCAGTGCTGATGCCCTGGAAGACCGCGATCGCAGCGTCCCGGAAGTAGGGGAGATTCGACGCGGTGACGAGCCCGCTTACCTCGATGTGAAGCGCCGGCAGCTGGTCCGGCGTGCGACCGACAGGCACGGGTGCCGCTTCCGGTTCGGGTACGTAGGCGGCAACGTCGGCGTCGAACTGAGCCCAGGCGGCGAGCAGCTTGGGGATGTCGTCAGCCACCTCGCACCGAGTGACGGCCACCGCAACCGTTCCATCCTCCGTTCCGTCGCCGACGAAATAGAAGCAGGTGTGCGCCGAGTCGCAGACAGCGAACTGCTGGACGATCTGCCAGTAGTCCTGCGGCGGAAGTTCGCCGCGCGCGACACATGCCGCCTTTTCCGCGTTCGACTGCTTCGCCTCGAAGATCACGTCCTCGGACAGCGTCACGCCGTCGAAGCTGGCGCCGAGGTATCCGTCGTCGCTGACGCCGGTGACCGGATACAGGTCCTCGCCGATCAGCTTCTCGGCCAGCGCTCGCAGCAGCGGCTCGACCTTGTGCCCGTCGTCGAATCGCTTCTGCGTCGCGTCATCGATCTCGCGGTCGACGCCCGACGCGCACTGGCGCACCAGCTGCGCGCGGGTGACGTAGGGAGAGGCGCCCATCATCGCCGGCGCGTCGCTGGCGTTGCGGGTAGTGCGGCGGTGAGCCAGCCACTCGGGGCTGCCCTGCTGCAGTGTCAGCGTCTTCATGCCTGGTCGTCCTCCGGCTGCTCTTCGTCAGCCAGCGGGAAGTCGGGGTTCGGCTCGGGCTTCTTCTCGGGCTCGCGTATCGCCTTCAGCTGCTCCTCGGTGAAGCGGCCCTTCGTCTGCAGCACGGCGATCAGATCGTCGGCGGACTTCTTTCCGGATGCGATCAGCGCGCGCCAGGCGTTGAGGTTCTTCTCGAACTCCGCCTGCTCGTAGAACTTGAGCTCCGTCGTGGGCGGCTTGGCGGGCTGCTGCTGCACGGTGCCGAACGCGTCCTCTGGCGTGGTGTCGCCGTCCTTGATGGCCGTCAGCAGGCCCCGCAGCACGACCAGGTGCTCGAGGCCGATGTCCTGCGTGCCGGCGACTTCGAGCTTCGCGCAGATTTGCTCCGGGGTGACGCCGAACTTCTGGAAGGCCGCGATCGCGTCGGCACGGCGGTTGGCCAGCGTCTTGACGTCGCCCATCACCACCTGCCGCGCGGCGCCGTACATGTCGTCCCAGAAGGCCTTCGGGACGCCCTTAAGGATGGCGTTTCGAAGCGCGATCGAGCAGGCCGCGTTCGCGGTCACGCCGATCATGTCCGGCTTGTAGCGCTTGCCGTGCTTGTCGACGATGCGGCGCTGCACCTCGTAGGTGATCGCCACGTTGCGCTCGAGGTCGTGGAACACGCCCTGCGCCGTGACGAATTCGCCGCGGTCGTCGACCACGCGCGCGCCGGCGCGGCAGTTGCCCCAGGCAGACGCGACCACCTCGGCGAAGCGCGCGCTCGGGCCCTCGATCGTCTTGCCGTCGCGGGGCAGCGCGTAGATGCACTGCTCGGCGACCGCTTCGTTCAGCGTCACCATCTGCAGCGCCTCACGCCGGAACCGGGTGAGGTTGCGGGGGAAACGGTGCGCGGTGGCGATCTGCTGGTCGATCTCGGACTTGTTGAGCAGGGAGACCATGCTGCTCCCTGCATCCATGCCGCCGCCGACTTCGCGGACGACTTCTTCCTGTGCTGCTGCGTTCATGGGTTCTCTCATGGGAAGGCGCGCGCCGTGCGCTACGCCGGGAAAAGTTGCCGGTCTTTCCCGGCTGTCAGCGGCGTTGCATCCGCACCACTCGTTCACGCATGAGCTTTCGCTGCGACCGGGTTCATGGGCGGGCCCGGTGCCGCCTTGCTGGCTTCGGGGAAACGCGGCCAGCGCGCGCGGGGATTAAGCGGCTGCGGGCAAGCCTTCGCCGTCGTCGGCGGCGAGGTCTTCCTGCGCTGGCTTCGCGGTGGGCGGGGTCAGCGACAGCTGGATTTCGCCGCGGCGCCACGCGGACAGCAGCGCGGCGTCATCGTCTTCGTCGATGCGCACGGCGATGGCCAGCGTGAGCTCGATGCTGCCGCCCTCGATGGGCGTGAACGCGAGCTTCTTGACCTTCGCGTCGAGGAAGAACACCGGGTCGATGTGCTCGAGCAGCGAGTGCAGGTAGACCTCGTAGTCCTCGAACTCCTGCGACAGCTTCTGCTCCCCGAGGAACGGCAACGCGAGCGCGGTCAGGTTATTGCCGTCGATTGGCAGCGCCTGCTGCTCGCCCTTGCCAGGCTTGGCGAAGAAGGCCTTCCGCAGCTTCGGGTCGATGAGGTCTAGCAGCAGGCTGCTGGCCTTCATCTCGATCGCGATGTCGACGGCCGCGACCTTCTGGTCGCCGTGGTTCTGCTTGCGGAAGTTGACGTTCGTGATCGTCGCGTCGTGCTTGTCGAGGGAGAACATGCAGGGTCCTTTGGGTGAAGTCCGGGCTCAGCGGACGATGCGAAGCAGGCGGCGGCGCGGCGGCAGGGCCGCGACCTTGTTGTCGCGCGTCGCCTCAGACTGGGCGACGTAGCGCTCGCGGTTTTCGAAGCGCAGCAGCTCTTCCTTCGGGCAGGTGACGTAGCGGCTCGGCGGATCGCGATCGCCATGCGCTTCTGGAAGGCGTGGATGCAGCAGGCTCATCGATCGAACCCTCGGAAACGGCGCGTCTCCACCAGGTCGAAGCCGATGCAGCCGACGACGACAGCAGCAATGACGACCCAGGCGATGACTTGACCGGCGCTCATGCGCACACCGGTTCGGCGTGCTTGCGAAGGCCGGCGCGCACCAGCGAGACCACGCGCCCCGCGCTCGCGCCACCCTTCAGGTACTCCCGCTTCGCGTCCTGCGCGGCGCGGAAGGCCAGGTGGTCGGAGTAGCCGAGGTTCCGCGCGGCGATGTTGATCTGCGCGAACACGCCCTGCGCCTTCGCCTGCTTCGTCTCGTGGAGCGGGATGACGATGCCCATGTCACTTGCCTCCCTGTTGGCGCTCGCCCGGCGAGGACGGCGCGTGGTGTTCGGTCGCTTCGCGCAATTCGCGCTCGGCGGTGGATTCGTCGGCGGGGTAGCGCTCCGCGAGCCAGCGGCGCAGCGAATGGCGCGTGCGCCGGACTTCGCCTTCTGTCGGCCAGTCGAACTCAACGGCGCTCACGGCTCACCTCGGCGATCTTCGCGAGCAGGATTCGCACGGTGATGGCGTTGCAACGCGCGACGGGGCCTGGCACTTCCGGCAGCACCGGAATCGCATCGAGGTCGCGCGTGATCGCGGTCGCGGCGATGTCGCGCGCGGTGAAGTTGTCGCGCGAGGTGCACATCGGCGGCTGGAACACCGGGCGGTGGCAGCGCTTGTTCCAGAAGGCCATCACGCCGCTCCCTGCTGCGCCCCGAAGACGGAGCGGAACATCGCGTCGAAGCCGCGGAAGTTCGTGATCGCGGCCGCCGTGTCCAGCTGCATCTGCCGTTCGAAGCGGTTTGGCTCACGCGGCGGCAGACGGACCGGCCGGAACGCGCGGATGCACCGCTCCCGGTATTGCCGCCCCATCGTTGGCGCGCGGTAGGCGCGCAGGTAGAGGCGACGGGCGCGGGCGACCAGGACGAGCGGATCGGTCTCCGCCCACGTCACCCAGCCGCCGAAGCAAAGTTCGTTCGGGCAGAGCGCCGGCTCTTCGCATTGCGGGTCCTGCCGGGCGCTGCGATTGATCGTGACCTCGCCGAACCCATCGCAGGTGCGGCAAACGTGTGCGGTCGTGGTGTTGCGCGGGGCGGCCATTACGCGGCCCTCCGGAGCGGCTGCTCGGCGCATTCCCACGCCTTCGCGCCCATGTAGATCGCCCAGCCGCCGGCGATGGGATCGCGAGCGAGGATCTCGTCGGCGATGTCATGCGCCTGCTGCTCTTCCTCCGCAGTCGCGCCGCTGCGCGCGGCACGGGCATGAAGCTGGACGTGCACCTGCTCGGGGATCGACTGCATGAAGCGCGTCGAGCGCGGCAGGACCGTGGCGGACAAGGCGCTCACAGCTCGCACCCCTCGTGGTCCCACCAGGGGCGGAGGGGCGAGGCTGCGACCATCCGCTGCGCCTGCGCGCGGTCTTCGTGGCCAGACTGGGGGTCCGCGTACGGCGCCCGCTGCTCGTTCGACTGGTCCGGATTCATCCTGCTACCCCTCCGCCCCTCAAAAGCGGGGGCGTGGGATGATTATGCAAAACCGGATAGCTGATGCAATCCCGTACGGGATAATTTTCACGACTTGCCGACGAACGGTCGTCACAGAAACGAAAAGCCCGCCACGAGGGCGGGCTTGGCTACCGGCGGTCGCTCCGGCTACTGCTGGACTTGCGTGTCTGAGGCGCCGGAGGTGGACCGGATCAGCTTACCGTCCGCGCCGAAGACCAGCACCAGCGACTGGTTGGCGACGTCGGCATTCGCGCCGAAGAGACCGTGCTGCTTCACCGTCGTGTGCGCGTACGTCAGCACCGTGCGCCCGTCGCTGGTGGTCACCGTCTGGAAGGGCGGCCCGAGTAGGGCTTGCGCCTGGCTGATCGTCGTCTGCCCGGGCTGCAGCTGTGCCGCGGCGGCGGCATCAAGCTCGCGCCCGACGTTCGTCGTGGTCGAACAACTCGCCAGTAATGCAGCCAATGCCGCTGCGACCAGCGCGTGCCTCATCCGCCCGTACCGCACCATACGTCCTCCATCGGCCTCAGCAGGCCAGCGTCCTCGAACGAAACGTCGTGGCGGATGCAGTCGAGCGCGCGCTCCAGATCGCAATGGAGCTGGACGAGTTCAGCATCGGAAAGGTCCTCGATCGAGCCCTTCCCGATGGTCGCCTGGTTGACGATCAGGTCAACCCCGAACGGCCGATACGACGTCTTCAGCGTTCGGATCATGCGCAGGTGCGACTCGCGCGTGACCGCATCCATTCCGCCTTGGGGCCGGTAGGGCTGGGGCTTGACCAGGTGAAGGACGACGGGCTTTCCCGACTGCTTCTCGCTTCCCTTCCCACCTTGGACGACGGTCAGGGCAGGGCGCTTCTCCTGCATTCCCATCGCCTCGGCCATCCGTTGTGCCAGTTCCTTCAGTCGCTCGTCGCTGATCATCCCCCCTCCTCCTAGCCGGCTGCACGTAACCTCGCAGCCAAGGTCCGGGAGGCGTCAGCGAACCGACTGCCATCAAGGACGCCAGCGGACCCTTCTTCCCGGGCCACCTGCATCGCGAAGTAGAGCCGCGTCGCATAGGTCTCGGGCAGGGCCAGCTCAGGGGCGATCTCGTCGAGGAACCGCACCAGTTTGACTGCCGCCTCGACTATGACGGCCTCCGATCCCGCCACTTGAGACGCCTCGGCATTTCGGCTGGATAGGTCCTGAAGCATTAACTCCGCCAGGCTCACGCCCAGATACGCGGCCAGCTTCCCAAGCTTCTCGGGATTGTCCTTGCGGATGCCGGACGGCTTGTCCGGATTCATGTAGCGCTGCAGCCAGGTCTGGCCGATCCCGGCGCCCTCGGCCACCTCGTTGATGCTCCGCCGGCCCATCAGGTGGCGGATGTTGGCGCGCGCGTAATCCATACCCGGATGCTGCCGGGCGCCGTTCGTCGGCGGAAATGCGAAACGGGATTCCAAACCTATCCGGAATGGGATAGGGTGCACCGCTATGCACCCATCCGAAGCAATCGAGAAGCTCCTATCCACTGGCCACCTCACCGAAACCCAGATCGGGGAGCGGGTGGGCGCGCGCCAGTCGACGATCAACAGGATCCGGCACCGAAAGCTCGAGCCGAAGTACGAGCTCGGCAAGGCGCTGGTCGATTGGGCTGAGGAGACGCCCCCCGAGGACCCCGAGCACTCGCGCCGAACACTGGCCGCGGATGACAGGGGCGCGGCCCAGGCAGATGGAGTTCCGGTTCAACCGCTGAAACGTGCTGCCTGACATCGCGTGCCGATCCCTTGTGGCTCGGCGGCATCTCACCGACTGCGACGCATCCTCGCCATGACGAATTCTCCTCAGCCAGCAGAGACCCGCTCCCGGACCGTTCTGCGTTACACGCGCCAGGCCATCAAGGACGGGCGCCTGAAGGTCCTCCCGTTCTCCGAACGCGTGTCGGCCGCCTACCTCGCCGACGTGCCACCGGAAGACCGCGTGGTGCACATCCACGAGGACGGCGAGAGCGCCGACAGCGCGCTCAAGGCCCGCAAGCACAACCACCAGGTCATCGACCGCCTCATCAACGGCCAGGTCAAAACCTTCCCGGCCGACCTCGAGGACGCGTGGGTCGCCTGTCTCCCCGAGACGTACCGCACGCGCTGCATCCGCGAACTCGCCGCGCGCCGCGGGCTGGTGACGATGCCGGACCCGCGCGCGACCGACGGCGCGGGCATCCAGACGGCCGACATGTCCGACCTGCTGCGGGAAGTGGGCGAGACCGCCACGCGCCTCGCGCCGATCTTTGCCGACGGCAAGGTCGACGCGCAGGACCTGCCGCACATCGGCCCAGCCCTCGAGGAACTCGGCGATCTCCTGCAGGCCACGCTCCAGCTGCATCGTCGTCTGACGAAGGTGATGACCGAGGCCGCGTCGCCTACGAACGTCAGTCCGCTCCGAAAGCAGGCGGGCTGAGCCATGTCGACAGGGGGCATGGAAAGAAAGGAAAGGGAAGGGGGCGCACTCCCCCAAGCCGAATCTGCCACGGGTGAAGTAAACGCGACGTCCACGGCGGAGGAATGCGCCCTGGCGGCCGTACGCGGCGACCTCGGCCCGCTTTCCCCTGACGAGCTCGCCACATTCCGCTCTTCCGTCGCGCGCGAGTACGCGCGTGCAGAGGCGCGCCGTGCGCCGTCACCGCAGCTCAACCTTCCGGAGGCTGCGTAAGTGGCACGCATCCGCTCCATCAAGCCCGAATTCTGGTCCAGCGAGCAGGTGATGGAATGCTCGCCGACATCTCGGCTGCTCTTCATCGGCCTCTGGAACTTCTGCGACGACGGCGGCAACCACGTCGACAGCGCGAAGACAATCAAGGCCGAAATCTTCCCCGGTGACGACATCAGCTCGACGGACGTTCGTCGAATGCTCGACGAGCTGTCGTCGAATGGTTTGATCGTCTATTACACCCACGAAAACAAGACTTTCCTGCACGTCACCGGGTGGCATCACCAGAAGATCGACCGCCCGACGATGAAGCATCCGCCATTTCGGGGGGCTGTTTCGGAAGGTGCTCGACGAGCCCTCGACGAGTCCTCACCCCCGGAGGGGAGGGGAGGGGAAGGGAGTGGAGAGGAATGGAAGGGAGGAGAGCCTTCGTCCGCGCCGCTGGCGCTGACCGCCGATCCACCTGCCGACCTGCAGACCAGGAGAGCAGGGCGCATCCAGCAGATCGCTGAAGAGGCTAGGGAGGCTTACAACCGAATCCTCGCCAAGCCGAACGGTCTCCTGCCGGCATGCACGGTGCTGAACAAGCCGCGGCTGAAGGCCGTCGAGAAGGCGCTCCCGACCGCGCGGCTGATCTGCGCGCAGCTCTACGGCAACGAGCGGATCACGCCCAGGTTCTGGGAGGACTACTTCACCGAGGCCTCGCTCGACGACTTCCACGCGGGCCGGAAGAAGGGCGGCCCCGGACATGAGGGCTGGAAGCCGGACCTGGAATTCCTTCTGCGCGAAGAGGTCATGGCGAAGCTGTTCGACCGAGCCTCGTCCGAGGACGCCGCATGAACGCCCGCATGCGCGAAGACAGCCGGATCGAGCACCTGCGCGTGCCGCCGAGCAGCATCGAGGCCGAGCAGGCCGTGCTCGGTGGCCTGATGTTGGCACCAGATGCGCGCCGCAGCCGCGAGTGGTTCGAAACCGTGGCGGAGATCGTCACCGGCGACAGCTTCTACCGTCGCGACCACCAGCTGATCTGGGAGGCGATGCAGCACCAGAAGGAAAAGGGCCGTGGGTTCGACGCGGTCACGCTCGGCGAGTGGTTCGAATCGATGGGCCAGTCTGACATCGTCGCCGGCGGCGCCTATCTGATCGAACTGGCCAGCACCACGCCGAGCGCGGCGAATATCCGCGCATACGCCGAGATCGTCGCCGACAAATATCAGCTCCGTCGGCTGATCGAGGTCGGTTCGCACATGGTGAACGCCGGCTTCAATCCGGAAGGCCGCGACACCCTCGAGATCATCGGCGAGGCGCAGAGCCGGGTCGGCGGCCTGTTGGACACCCAGCCCTGCGACCTGGAGCCGATCGCGCCGGTGATGCAGCGTGTGTTTGATCGGGTGCACGACCGTTACAACCGCGGCGGCGGCATTCAAGGCCTGCCCACCGGCATCGACGACCTCGACCCGTTGATCGACGGGCTCAAGCCCGGCCTGATCCTGCTCGCCGCACGTCCGAAGATGGGCAAGACCACGCTCGCCCAGAACCTAGCGGAAGTGGTCGCGCTCGTGCACAAGAAGGCCGTGGCGGTCTTTACGTTCGAGATGCAGCCCGAAGAGCTAGGCGATCGCATGCTGTCGTCGCAGGCAGACGTCGACGCCGACCGCGTTCGCCGCGGCGACCTCGATGACGCCGACTGGTCCAACGTCTCCGCGCTGATGCGCAAGCTGCGCTCGGCGCAGATTTTCGTTTCGCGCCCTCGCAACGCGCGCGTCGAGCACGTCGTCGCCCAGGCGCGACGCCAGCACTCGCGCACGCCACTCGGCCTGATCGTGATCGACTACCTGCAGCTGATGCAGGTCAGTGGGGACAACCGCGCTCAGGGCATCGGCGACATCACCCGCGCGCTGAAGCTACTGGCCAGCGAAATCAAGGTGCCGATCCTGCTGCTGTCGCAGCTCAACCGCGACCTCGAGAAGCGCGACGACAAGCGGCCGAGGCCTTCGGACCTGCGCGACTCCGGCGCGATCGAGCAGGACGCCGACGCGGTGATCTTCATCTACCGCGACGAGGTCTACGACCGGAACAGCCGATGGAAAGGCACAGCCGAGATCATCGTCGCCCTGCAGCGCAACGGCCCGCCAGGCGACGTGCGCGTGCGCTATCGGCCCGATCGTTTCCGGTTCGAGAACCTGCCCGACGACTGGGAGCCTGAGCCTCTTCCAGAGAAGGAAGAAAAGGCGCAGCGCCGCGGCTTCCGTAAGGGCGGCAACCAGGCGGCTGAAGCCGCGGCGGGTGACCGGTGAGCAAGAGCGCCCTCGCCAAGGCCAAGCAGAAGCTGCGCACGCGCGACATCCGCGTGACCGTGATGCGCGTGATGATCCCCGAGACGGGCGAGCTGATCGGCGCGCTGGTGCCGGATCACCCTGTTGATCGTCGCTCGATGCGCGAGCGCAAGTTCAACGTCGGCAAGAAGCTGCGCGCAACGCTACGCCAGGACCGCAACCCCAAGTTTTGGGGCAAGGCGCACGTGCTCGGTGGATGGCTGGCGAACAACGTCGAGTGGTGCCAGGGCCTCGACATGCACGCGGCCCTGAAGCGGCTACAGGAGCGGTCGGGCATTGGCTGCGACACGCGCCAGATCAATGCCAGCCCGATCGTCGACGCAATCCTGACGGCAGCCGAGACGCTTCTCGGTGAAGCGGCGCGCCGAATGTTGGCCGCGGTCCTGCCTGAGCTGAAGACCATCGAGATCACCGAGGCCGCGTCGCTCAACTTCGACGACATGGACGAGGGCGAGTTCTCCTTGCTCTGGGACGGCGGCAATGGCGAAGGCGGGTGGATCGGCTGGCTGCGTCGCGAAGTGTTCGGCGGGCTCGATCAGGTTTCACGTGAAGAAGTCGAACTGATCATCCAGAAGCCGGAGCAGGGCGCATGAAGCGAAGCAAGCCCCTGCAGCGCCGAACGCCGCTCAAGCCCGGCAAGCCGCTCAAGTCGTTCCGCAAGAAGCGGCGGCCAGGCAATCGTGCGAT